ATCGTTCGCGTTCAGGCGCGCAACCCGCGCGCGTTCCACTGGCGTCTCTCCTTCCTCCGCATGGAGCGCGCGGGCGGTCTAGGCGTATGAAGCGCGAGCCCGTCGACATCGCCGCGCACGAAAAGCGCCTGCACGAACTTGCGGATTGGTTGCGCGGATACGCGCGGCGCGTGGATAAGAAGCCGTCCGAAGTGATGCGGGCCGCGTTCGAGACCGACCAACGCGAATGGATCCTAGAGACACACTCGACGTTCTTCGTTCGCCAGTATTGGCCCGTGATCAAAGAGATCGCGAGCGAAGGCAAGGCCGAAGCGCCCCCGCTCGATGCGATCCCGGCCGGGCATCGTGTCAAGGGCGTGTCGACGCTGATCGGCAAAGACGGCGGCGTGAAGCAGCAATGGGTCAAGACTCAAGAGACGCGCGAACTCCCGGAGGACGTGATCGCGCGGATGTTCGAGAGGTTGCCGACCCTGCCCGCCCGCGAGCCGATCCCGGCCCCGTCCGTAGGCGCTACAGACCTTCTCGCCGTCTACCCGCTCGGAGATCCGCACGTAGGGATGCTCGCGTGGGCGCGCGAGGGCGGGGCGTCGTTCGACCTTGAGATCGCCGAGTCCCTACTCACGACCGCGATCCGCGATCTCGTCAAGCGAGGACCAGCGGCGGATCAGGCGCTCATCGCGAATCTCGGCGATTACCTGCATTACGACAACGATGCGCAGAAGACAACGAGAGGCCAGCACACCCTCGATGTGGACGGGCGCAACCTCAAGGTGTACGAAGCGGGGCTCCGAATCTTCCAGACGATCATCGACGCGTGCTTGGAGAAGCATTCGACGGTGATCGTCGACAACGCCGCCGGAAACCACGATTCGAATTCGTCGTTCTGGCTCGCGCTGTGCCTCCGCTCTCACTACCGGAACAACCCTCGCGTCGAGATCCTGATCGACCCGAAGGCGCGCCATTATCACCGATTCGGCGCGGTGTTGATCGGGATTGCGCACGGTGACCGCGGAAAGATCATGGAGTTCGATCGCGACATGGCTGCCGAACGCGCCGAGGATTGGGGCGCGACCAGACACCGTATGTGGCTCGTCGGTCACGTGCATCACTCCCAGGTCAAGGAAGTCAAAGGGTGCACGATCGAAACCTTCCGCACCCTCGCCGCACGCGATTCGTGGCACGCGGGCCAAGGCTACTACGCGACGCGCGACATGCATCGGCTCGTGTTTCATCGTAGGTTCGGGCTTCAGAGTCGCGAGATCGTCGGGCTCGATCAACTGCGCGAGCTTGGCGCGAAGGGGTGAGCCACGAAGTCGCACCCTGATCCGAATGTCATAGCGATCGAAGCGCGGCGCCCGAAAAGCGCCGCGTTTTCGCTTCCGGAGTCGATGGCACGGTCGTCGCATTACCTAGAGACACGCCGAGCAAGTCGCCCGGTTCGAACACGAAAGCGAAACACAATGACCCAAGCACATGTGACAATCACCACCGGCCAATCATTCGGCAACTTCCGCAACGGCGCGAAGGGCACCGTCTCCGAACTTCGCAGAGCAGCGCTCCGAGCGGGACTCGTCGTCGGCGCCAGGTGGGATGACGGCAGCGTGCCTGTCTACCGCGACGAGGACGAGCGCGACGCTGACACGGACGGTGACGCGTGTGACATGCTCATTCGCGCCTGCGTCGAGTGACGCGCTACTCTAGGGCGTGAACCAACGCGCCGAACTTTCAGCCCAGATCGCCGCCCTTGATCGAGAGATCGGGCGGCGCTCGTTTGAGAGCTTCGTGAAGCTCGCGTGGTCACAAGTCGAGCCCGCGCGCCTTCACTGGAATTGGCACATGTCCGCGATGTGCGAGCACCTCGAGGCGGTGTCACGCGGCCAGATTCAGGACCTCGTGATCTGCGTCCCGCCCGGCGGATCGAAATCGCTCTTGACTTCGACGTTCTGGGACGTCTGGGAGTGGCTCGCGATCGACAACACGCGCCGCACGATCTCAGCGACGTACGCTCAGGATCTCAGCGAAAAGAACTCCAATCTCGCGCGCGAGCTTATCAAGTCGCCGTGGTTTCAGGCGCGCTGGCCCGAAGTCCAGATCGATCCCTCCCTCGAGGATCGTCAACGTTTTTGGCAACTCAAGTCGCGCGGGTGGCGCTTCTCCACCTCGGTCGAAGGGCAGGCGACCGGCCGCCACGCAGACAAGATCCTAGGCGACGATCTCTTGAAAGCGCAGGACGCCGACGGGCGCAAGGGGGGCGTGATTGACGCGGCCGCGATCGAGAAGGCGAACAATTTTTGGTTCAAGACGTTGCAGACTCGACGCGTCAACGCGGCGACCTTCCGCCGCGTACTTATCGCGCAGCGCCTGCACCACGCGGACACCCCCGGGAAGGCCATCGAGGCGGGCTATGTGTGTCTGAAACTCCCGATGGAGTTCAACCCTAAGTCACGCTGCATCGTCCCCGTGACGGGCTTCCGAGACCCCCGCACCGAAGAGGGCGAGCTTCTCGATCCGGTGCGCTTCCCGAAAGCGGTCGTTGACGCCGATCGAAGCATGGGCGCGCGTGCTTTCGAGGCACAAATGAACCAGGAGGCGAGCCCTCCCGGCGGCGTCGTTTTCAAGCACGTCTTGCGCAATCGATGGATCCCCGATCGCCTCACCGGACAAGCCCCTACGGGCGGCCGAACGATCGTCACCGTTGACGCAACTTTCAAAGACAGCGTGGGATCCGATAACGTGGCGATCCAGGTGTGGCGCGCCATCGATCGAAACTTTCTCTTGATCCATCGCGTGAATCGGCGCATGTCATTCGGTGACACGGTCCGCGCGATCCTCGACGTGCACGCGCTCTATCCTCAGGCCGCGATTCACATCGAGGACAAAGCGAACGGACCCGCGATCCTTGACGTGCTCAAACACGCCGCGAACGTGATCGCGTGGTCGCCGGGGACCGCGTCGAAAACGTCGCGCGCCGAAGCGAAGGCGATCCTTTTCGAGGCCGATCGCGTCTTCGTTCCGCCGGACTCGCACGCGCCGTGGATCGAAAAATACGGAACGGAGCTTGAACACTTCCCCTTCGCGGCGCATGATGATGACGTCGACGCGACGACGATGGCCCTGATGATCCTCGACAACGCGGCCGTTTCGAACTACGCGGATGCGATACGAAAGATGCTAGGAAAAGCATGAGATACGTTGGCGGAAAATCGAGACACGCGAAAGAGATCGCGAAGGCGATCTCGCCTCGCGGGGTGTGGTGGGATGCGTTTTGCGGCGGGTTCGCGGTCTCGGAGGCGCTCATGCAGTACGGTCCGGGCATCGCCTCGGACGCGCATCCGGCGTTGATCTCGATGTACCAGGCGATTCAGGGCGGCTGGAGTCCGCCGCGATCGATGAGCGCCGAAGAGTACGCACGGGCGAAGACGCTTCCCGACTCCGACCCGCTGAAAGCCTTTGCCGGGTTCGGGTGCTCATTCGGCGGAAAATGGTTTGGCGGTTTGGCGAACCCGATCCAGGGCGTGGACCGCAGGACAGGCGCGCCGCTCCTACGCGATCCGATCGGGGAGTCAAGCCGATCCGTTCTCAAGGTGCGAAACTACGCCCGAGAGACTGCGGATCGTCTCGCAATCGACCTGGCCCCCGTCCAAATCCTTCGCCTCGACTTCCTCGACGTCGATCCGTTTCCCGCTCCCGACCTCACGATCTACTGCGATCCCCCTTACCAAGGGACGCAAGGCTATTCAACCGGAGCGTTCGATCACGCTCGGTTCTGGGATCGCGCGCAAGCGTGGGCGGCCCTAGGCGCCCGCGTCTTTGTTTCCGAGTACGCGTGCCTCGTCCCGCATCGCATCGTCTGGGAGAAGCGCGTAACGTCGGCGTTGCAGGGCGGCGCGAAGGCGGGCGATCGGCTTGAAAAGCTCTTCGCGCTACACTCTCCCGATGTCGACGATTCGAGACCTCACCAAGACGATCGCGCGGGAACTTCGGCTCGATAGCTGGATCAACGCGATCACGGGTCTCGGCGGGACCAAAGACAAAAACGCCGCGACGACGATCGGCGCCGTCCGCGTTCTCGATCTGATCGAGCTTGAGGCATTGCATCAGAACGGCCTCGCCGGGCGCATCGTCGATCTCATCCCCGAAGAGGCGATCGGCACCGGGATCAAAACCGGAAGCGCGCAGATCGACGCGGGCGCGAAGCGCCTCGACGTGTGGCGCCTCTTTTGCGAAGCGTGGATCTGGGGGCGCCTCTACGGGCGCGGCGCGCTCTATCTCGGATGCTCCGACCGCTGCGGGCGTCAAGATGATCCGCTCGCGGACTCGATGATTGGGCGCGGCGATCTTCTGTACGTCCTCCCGATCGACGGGCGCGATCTCACGGTCGCGCGCTTCGACTCGACGCGCGGATCGATG